GTGATTTGGCAACCGCAGACGCGGGCTAGCGTCAGCAAAAATCGGTCTCAAACGGGACTCAGCGTGAGACAAACGGCCATAGCGCGCCCCACCCGTTCAGTAGTTCAATAGTTCACTACCATTCAAGAGGCGTAGGAGCCTGCAACAGCTTGCTTGTCACCTTCAGTGAGTTTGCAGCGATCAAGGGCTGCGCGAAGGGAACCGTGACAGCGGCCAGCAAGTCCCGCATTGCTGCTGCGGTGGTGGAGAAGGACGGCAGGAGGTGGCTGGACCGCGACCAGGCGCTCGAGCTGTGGAACCGGAACACCAAGGCGACCCACAACGCGAAGGTGAGCCAGGCGGACCCGATCGAGGCGCCGGCACCGCGCACCCCGGTGGAGCTGAAGCGCGCGATCGAGGCGCTGCCCGACGATGCGATCCCCGAGCTGAACGAAAGCCGGGCACGGCGGGAGCATTACCAGGCCGAGCTCAGCAAGCTGCAGGTGGCGCAGCAGCGCCGCGAGCTGGTGCCGGCCGAGGAGGTGAAGAAGGACGCCTTTCAGGTGGGCCGCAGCATCCGCGAGGCGCTGAGCAACCTGGCGGACCGGCTGAGCCACCAGCTGGCGGGCGAGACCGACCCGGCGGTGATCCACCAGCTGCTGAGCGATGAGCACCGTGACGCGCTGCTGTCGCTGCAGGAGGCAGGGCTGTGAGCGTGTGGCGCACGGCGTTCATGGACGGGCTGCGCCCCGAGCCTGCGCTGACGGTGAGCGACTGGGCGGACAAGCACCGGCGGCTGAGCAGCAAGGCAAGCGCCGAGCCGGGACCGTGGCGCACCAACAGGACGCCGTACCTGCGCGAGCCGATGGATTGCCTGAGCACCACCAGCACGGTGCAGCGGGTGGTGATGATGTTCGCGGCGCAGACGGGCAAGACCGAGAGCGGGAGCAACTGGCTGGGCTACGTGATCGCGCACGCGCCGGGGCCGATGCTGCTGGTGCAGCCGACCGTGGAGATGGCCAAGAGGCTGAGCAAACAGAGACTTGAGAGTCTCATCACCGAGACCCCGATCCTCGCTGAGAAGATCGCCCCGAGCCGCTCGAGGGACTCGGGCAACACGATGTTCTCGAAGGAGTTCCCCGGCGGGATGATGCTGCTGACCGGCGCCAACTCGGCCACCGGCCTGCGCTCGACACCGTGCCGGTACATTTTCTGCGATGAGGTGGACGCCTTTCCGCTGGATGTGGACGGCGAGGGCGACCCGGTGAGCCTTGCTGAGAAGCGCGCCACCACCTTCGCGCGGCGGAAGATCCTGCTGACCAGCACTCCGACCGTGAAGGACTTCAGCCGGATCGAGTCGGAATACGAGCGCAGCGACCAGCGGCGCTTCTTCGTGCCGTGCCCCTGCTGCGGGGCGATGCAGTGGCTGAAATGGCCGCAGCTGAAGTGGGAGAAGAACGACCCGGCCACCGCGGCCTACGAGTGCGAGGTGTGCCACGAGCGGTTCGCGGAGATCCACAAGCCGGCGATGCTGCGCAAGGGCGAGTGGCGCGCGACGGCCCCGAGCGACGGGAAAACCGCGGGCTTCCAGCTGTCGGGTCTTTACAGCCCGCTGGGCTGGCTGAGCTGGGCGGACATGGTGGACGACTTCCTGCGGGCGAAGTCCGACGCGCCGATGCTGAAGAGCTTCGTGAACACGCGCCTGGCCGAGACGTGGGAGGAGGACTTCGCCAGCAAGGTGAGCGCGGATGCGCTGCTGGAGCGGTGCGAGGCCTACCAGTCGGGGCAGCTGCCTGAGGGTGCGCTGGCGGTCACGATCGGCGTGGACGTGCAGGGTGGCGGCGGCTCAGCGGGTGACCGGCTGGCGGTGAGCGTGTGGGCGTGGGGCCGCGAGGAGGAGGGCTGGCTGGTGGACCACCAGGAGATCTTCGGCGACCCGTGCCGGCCGGAGGTGTGGAAGCAGCTAGACGTGCTGGTGCTGCACGAGTGGGAGCACGCGAGCGGCGCGAAGCTGCGGGCGGACGTGGTGGCGATCGACTCGGGCGGCCACGCGACGGCGGAGGTGTACCAGTACGCGCGGGAACGGCAGGCGGTGGGCGTGATCGCGATCAAGGGCCAGAGCCAGCGGGGCAAGGCGCCGATCGGCAAGGCCAGCAAGGTGGACATCAACGCGCAGGGGCGGACGCTGAAGCGCGGCGCGCAGGTGTTCCCGGTGGGCGGCGACACGATTAAGACCACGCTGTTCGGGCGGCTGAAGCACAACGAGCGCGGGCCGGGCTATCTGCACTTCCATGCGCAGACGGGCGGCGACTATTTCGAGCAGCTGACGGCCGAGAAGCAGGCGCTGCGGTACGTGAAGGGCTTCCCCGTGAGGGAGTGGGTGAAGAAACCAAGCGCGCGTAACGAGGCGCTGGATTGCCTGGTCTATGCGTATGCGGCGGTACATCGGCTGTACCAGCGATACGACCGCAGAACGATCTGGGATCAGCTGGAAACAAGGCTGCAGAAGGCAGCTGATGGAGCTGACAAGCCACGGCTAAAATCGGGCAAGGGCAGAGCGCCTTCGTTCGCAACGCAGTGGTGAGGCCGTGAACATCCCCGCGCAGATCAGGGCCGGCGACACGGTGAAGTGGCGGGACGTTGCGGGCCGCGACAACCTCGGCAATGCGATCGATAGCAGCTGGACCCTCACCTACTACCTGCGCACCAACACCAACCACGAAGGCGCAACGGTGGTGGGCACGGCCTACGGGACCGGGTGGGAGTTCCTGATCGCGCAGGGAACCAGTGCATTGTTCGATGCAGGGCAGTGGTTCTGGCAGGCGGTGGCCACCGCTACGGTGGGCGGTGCCGTGACAACGCTGGGCGCCGGGCAGCTGACGGTGCTCGAGGGGCTCGACTACACGGGCCAGCCGAGCGCATTCGATGGCCGCAGCCAGGCGCAGAAAGACCTCGACGCGGTGCAGGCGGCGATCCGCTCGATAATCTCCGGTGGTGCGGTGGCCGAGTACACGATCGGCAGCCGGCGGCTGAAGAAGATGGAAATGGCCGACCTTCTGGCGCTGGAATCTAAGCTGAAGGCCGAGGTTAAGCGGGAACAAGCGGCTGCAATGGTCGCTAACGGCCTGGGTAACCCCCACAACCTGTTCGTGCGGTTCTGATGGGCATCCGATCTGCGATTTTCGGGTGGCTGCAGCGGGGCACCCCCGAGGTGACTTCAACACGGCCGACACGGCGACGGATGTATGAGGGCGCGAAGTTCTCGCGGCTGACATCGGACTGGGTGACCGGCAACACCAGCGCCGACAGCGAGATCTACGGCAGCGCGCAGAAGCTGCGGGACCGGGCCCGGCAGCTGTGCCGCGACAACGACTACGCGCGGCAGGCCCTGCGCGCGATCGAGGGCAACGTGGTGGGGCAGGGCATCCCCTTCCAGGCGCAGGTGCGGATGCTGCGCGGCGGCCGGCTCGACAAGGCGATCAACGACCAGATTGAGCTGGCGTGGAAGCAGTGGACGAAGGCGCGGCATTGCCACACCGGCGGCAAGCTGACGTTCGCGGACATCGAACGGCTGGCGATCAGGAGCGTGGCCGAGTCGGGTGAGGTGTTCATCCGCCTGGTCAAGCAGGGCTTCGGCGGCTCCGCGGTGCCGATGGCGCTTGAGGTGCTCGAGGCCGACCAGCTGGACGATGGCCTGAACGGCCGCAGCCAGCAGGGCAATGAGATCAGGATGGGCGTCGAGGTGAACCGCTGGGGCCGCCCGATGGCGTACCACTTCCTGGCCTATCACCCCGGCGATTATCAGTTCAGCAACCAGCAGATCTCGACGCAGCGCCACCAGCGCATCCCGGCCGAGGAGGTGATCCACCTCTACCGGATGGAGCGGCCTGGCCAGACGCGCGGCGTCACGTGGATGGCCTCGGCGATCCAGCGGCTGCACCACCTGCAGGGTTACGAGCAGGCCGAGATCGTGCGGGCACGGGCCTCAAGCGCGCTGATGGGCTTCATCACCAGCCCCGAGGGCGAGCTGATGGGCGATGAGGTGCTCGACGGCGAGCGGGTGTCGAATTTCGAGCCCGGCGTGTTCAAGTATCTGGCCCCCGGCGAGAGCGTGACGGTGCCGCAGCTCGACGCGCCGGATGGGCAGTTTGAGCCCTTCTTGCGGGCGATGCTCCGAGCGATGGCGGCCGGCATCGGCTGCTCCTACGAGACCGTCAGCCGCGACTTCAGCCAAACGAACTACAGCAGCTCGAGGCTGAGCCTGCTCGAGGACCGCGACCACTGGCGAATTCTGCAGAACTGGCTGATCGAGAACCTGCACCAGCGGGTCTTCGATGCGTGGCTCGACATGGCCGTGCTGAGCGGCGCGCTGCCGCTGGCGAACTACGAGCTCGGCGCCGATCGCTACAAGGCGGTGCGGTGGATGCCGCGCGGCTGGGCATGGGTGGACCCCTCAAAGGAGGTGGAGGCCTACGCCATGGCAGTGCGCAACGGCTTCAAGACACTGGCCGAGGTGGTGGCCGAGCAGGGCGGCGACCTCGAGGAGCTGATGCAGGCGCGCCGGCAGGAGTTGGATGTGGCCGAGGAGCTCGAGCTGAAATTCGACACCGACCCGGCGAACGACCCCGAGCCCGCGCAGCCTGGTGCGGCTCCGGCCGCCGATAATGTGACCGATAACCCGGACGATGGTGATGGATCTATCGCGTGATCTGGAAGGACAGCTTCTAAAGCGCGCCGAGGTTGCCGACTTTCAGGTCAGCGACGATGAGCGGGTGATGGAGTTCCCCTTCTCCTCCGAGTTCCCCGTGGCCCGCTACTTCGGCAACGAAGTGCTGAGCCACGATCGCGAGGCGGCCGACCTGGCGCGCCTTAACGATTCAGCGCCGCTGCTGTTCAACCACGACCCCAACAAGGTGGTGGGCGTGGTGGAGCGCGCCTGGATCGACGGCAAGAAAAAGCGCGGCTATGTCAGCGTGCGCTTCAGCCGGAACAGCTTCGCCCAGGAAGTGCTGGCTGATGTCAAAGACGGCGTGCTGCGAAACGTGAGCTTCGGTTACCAGATCGAAAGCATGGAACAGCGCGGCTCTGGCGACTTCGTGGCGACTCGCTGGAGTCCCTACGAAGTGAGCGTGGTTAGCATACCTGCAGACCCAACGGTCGGCGTCGGGCGTGCTCTCGACGCTCAACCTGCGGCCCCCGCCGCAACTCCAACCCCCCAACCAGAACCTGAGGTTCCGATGGAAAACACCCCTGACATCTCAGCGGTGCGGGCTGAAGCGGCTGCCGAGGCTGCTAAGGCTGAGCGCGCTCGCATCTCCGGCATTTCTGCCCTTACTGAGAAGCACGGCATGGCTGATCTCGGCCGCCAGCTGATCGAAGGCGGCCGCAGCCTTGACGAGGCCCGCGCTGCTGTGCTCGAGAAGATCGGCGCCAAGGTGGAGCCCGTCACCGAGAAGGCTGCCGACATCGGCATGACCGCCAAGCAGGTGCGTGAGTTCTCCTTCCAGCGCGCCATCAACGCTCTCGCCAACCCCGGCGACCGCAAGCTGCAGGAGGCTGCTGCATTCGAGCGCGAGTGCTCCGAGGCTGCCGCTGCCAAGGCCGGCAAGACCGCCCAGGGCATCATGGTGCCCAACGAGGTGCTGCGCCGCGACCTGACCGTGGGTACCGCCTCCGCTGCTGGTGACCTGGTTGGCACCGACTTCCGCCCCGGCTCCTTCATCGAGCTGCTGCGCAACCGCTCCGCTCTCGCCGGCCTCGGCGTCGCCTCCCTGACCGGCCTCTCCGGCAACGTGGCGATTCCCCGCCAGACCGGCGCTGCGACCGCCTACTGGGTGGCTGAGAGCGGCTCTCCCACCGAGAGCAACCAGACGGTGGACCAGGTGAACCTGAGCCCCAAGACCGTGGGCGCCTTCACCGACTACAGCCGCAAGCTGATGCTGCAGTCCAGCATCGACGTGGAGCAGATGATCCGCCAGGATCTCGCCACCGTGCTCGCGCTCGAGATTGACCGGGTGGGCCTCTACGGCCTCGGCAACAGCAACCAGCCTCTGGGCGTGAAGCTGACCACCGGCATCAACACCGTGGACTTCGGCGCTGCCACCCCCACCTACGCCGAGGTGGTGGAGATGGAGAGCCAGATCGCGGCCGATAACGCCGACATCGGCGCCATGGCCTACCTGATGAACGCCTCCATGCGCGGCGCTCTGAAGACGAAGGACAAGGGCACCGACACCGGCGCCTACGTGTTCGAGCCCGGCGGCACCGTCAACGGCTACAGCGCCATCGTCAGCAACCAGGTCGCCAGCGGCGACGTGTTCTTCGCTGTCTGGTCGCAGCTGATCATGGCCATGTGGTCCGGTCTGGATCTCACCGTGGATCCCTACACCCACAGCACCAGCGGCACCGTGCGTGTGGTGGCTCTTCAGGATGTGGACTTCGGTGTCCGTCATCCCGAGGGCTTCTGCCGCGGCAACAACACCCTCTGATCTGATGGAGGCGGGGCGGCCTGAGGGCTGCCCCTTACCCACATGAACATTCAGATCCTGAGGACAACGATGGCAGGCGGCGAGCTCGTAAGGGCCGGCGCAACGATCGCAGCCAGCGTGGCTGATGCTCGACTGCTGATCGGCATGGGCAAGGCGATCGCGGCCACCGTCGCATCGGACTTCGCCCCGGAACCCGAGGAGCCGGCTGCTCCCAAACGCAAACCCCGCGCAAAGGCAACGACCGATGGCGATCTATCAGCAGACGCTTGAGAAGCTGCAGCACTTCCCGCTGCACCCCGTGGCTCAGGAAACCGCAACTTTCACCGGCGCGACCACCAACATCGCCGACCTGAAGGACTTCGACGGTGACATCCAGGTGATCCTCGACGCTGGTGCTGCCGGCGGCTCGGGCACCATGACCGGCAAGATCCAGACCAGCGACACCACCACCTCCGGCGACTTCTCCGATGTCACCGGCGGCGGCTTCACTGCCGTGGCGCAGGCTGCTTCCAAGCAGGTGATCACCCTCAACCGCGATGAGCTGAAGCGCTACATCCGCTTCGTCGGCACCATCGCCTCCAGCGGCACCACCACCTACTCCGTGCAGGGCTACGGCCTGAAGAAGTACGGCTGATGGCGCTCACCGAGGATCTGAACCTGTTCCTCGACGACTTCGGCGTCAGCTGCACAGCTGGCGCCGTTTCGGCGTTGGGCATCCTCGACATGCCCAGCCAGATCATCTCTGGCGACATGGTTCTCACCACCGACTATTCGCTGACCGCGCGCGCTGCCGACTTTGGCGGTTTGAAGTACGGCGACAGCATCACCGTGGCCGGCACCAGCTACCAGGTGCGCGAGACCCGGCTGATTGATGACGGGGCCTTTGTTGAGATCGGGCTGACGAAGGTATGACCACCAAGCGCGAGACGATCCTGGCCGCGGTCCGCACCGCACTCACGGGCACCACCGGCGTCAGCACGCGGATCTACCGCAGCCGGGTGGAGCCGATCAGCAGGGCCGAGAGCCCCGCGATCGTTGTGGAGCCGCTCAGCGACAACGCCAGCCAGAACACGGCGCTGCCGACGCTCGACTGGTCGCTGACGGTGCGGGTGACGGTGATCGTGCGCGGCGCCATTCCTGATCAGATCGCCGATCCGATCGTGGAGAGCCTGCACTCCAAGCTGATGGCCGATCTGACGCTCGGCGGCTATGCGATCGACGTTCAGCCGATCGGCGTCACCTTCAACTTCGCCGAGGCTGATGGCGCAGCTGGTGAAATCCAGTGCGACTATCGTGTGCTCTACCGGACCTCGGTCACAAATCTCGCGAGCTGATCATGGCTACGATGGTGGACGAATACTGGGGCCAGGGCGGGACTTACCTGCTCGACTCCAAAACCGGCAAGCGAAAGCTCATCGAGCGGACAGAGCCGGCCCAACCCTCCGAACCCCCAAACGAGGATCTGAGCGATGGCTCTGCTGACCCGCAAACGCCTGATTCTGGCGAAGACTGAGAGCACCTACGGGACCGATCCCACGCCGACCGGGGCAGCCAACGCGATCCTGGTGCGCAACCTGGAGATCACCCCGCTGCAGGCCGATACGGTCACGCGCGATCTGATCCGCCCCTATCTCGGCAACAGCGACCAGCTGCTGGCGCAGACGCGCGTTGAGGTGACCTTCGAGGTGGAACTGGCTGGCTCCGGCACTGCCGGCACCGCACCCGCCTACGGCCCCGTGCTGAAGGCCTGCGGCCTCTCCGAGACCGTGGTGGCCACCACCAGCGTCACCTATGCGCCGGTGAGCGCGAGCTTCAGCTCGGTGACCCTGTACTTCTTCAACGACGGCATCCGCCACAAGGTGACCGGCTGCCGCGGCACCTTCGAGCTGAGCGCCGAGGTGGGCCAGATCCCCACGATCAGCTTCACCATGACGGGGATCTACAACGCACCGACCGATGAGTCGGTGCCGACCCCGACCTATGCCAACCAGGCCTCGCCGCTGATCTTCAAGAACGGCAACACCTCCAACTTCTCCATCTTCAGCTACAGCGGCTGCCTGCAGTCCCTGAGCTTCCAGATCGCCAATGAGGTGGTCTATCGCGAGCTGGTGGGCTGCACGAAGGAGTCGCTGATTGTGAACCGCGCGCCGGCTGGCGACGTGGTGATCGAGGCCCCGACCATCACCGCGAAGGACTTCTTCGCGATTGCCACCGGCTCGAGCACCGGCTCGATCACCTTCCAGCATGGTTCGACGGCCGGCAACATCGTGACCTTCGCCACGGCTCAGTCGGACATTGGACAGCCCAGCTACTCTGACCAGGACGGCATCCAGATGCTGAACCTGCCCTACGTTGCGGTGCCCACCAGCGCCGGTAACGACGAGCTGAGCCTGGCCTACACCTGACCCTCGGAGCGCCTGAATGGCATTCGTTCTCTCACAGTCGAAGTCCTACAGCTGGCCGGTCACCGTCGAGTTCCCCATCGACGGCGGCCGGTTCGACAAACAGAGCTTTGATGCCGAGTTCAAACGACTTCCCCAGACCCGCATTCGCGAGATCTGGGACGCCATTCAGGCCGGTGAGCTGAACGACGACGATCTCTGCGCCGAGGTGCTGGTCGGCTGGGTTGGCATTCAGGACGCCAAGGGCGGCGATGTGCCGTTCAGCGAGAAGGCAAAAACCGATCTGCTGAACGTGCCGCTGGTGGCGGCCGCGATCGTGACCAGCTGGCTCGACAGCCTGGCGAAGGGCAAAAGAAAAAACTGACGGACGCCGCTGAGCATTGGGCCGGCGGCGCAGTCAAAGATGAGACCGCGGCAGATGCTGCAGCCTTCGGGCTGGAGCTTCCCGAGCAACGGTCGGACGATTTCGAGGTGTGGCCCGAGAACTGGGACGCTGTGGAGATGTTCCTGCGCAGCGCAACACAGTGGCGCACCACGATGAACGGTGCGCTCGGGCTCGATTATTCGGTGCTGGAGTGGCTCTTTAGACTGTACGAAGTCAAGGAGCCGCGCGCCCTTCTGGAGGACCTGCAGGTGATGGAAGGCGCGGCTCTGGCAATGATGAACAAGGAGGGCTGACGCCATGGCGATGTCCCTCGACACGGCGATCAAGTTCACGGCCAAGCTGGAAGGCTCGGGGCTGGACCAGCTGAAGCGCAGCCTGCAGGGGCTGGCGCAGCAGTCCAAGATCACGAAGGTCGCGCTCGGCCAGGCGAACATCGACATCGAGCGGATGGCCCGCGCGGCCGGCAACACCACCGCTGGGCTGCGCAACCACATCGCCGCGCTGAAGCAGCTCCGCGACAACGTGGACATCAACAGTCAGGCTTACCGCCGGCTGGGCAAGCAGATCGATGAGCTGGAGGCCAAGCAGCGCAAGCTGAGCGGCGCCGGATCGGGCCGTGGCGGCCTGTTCGGCATGATCGGCGGCAGTGGGCTGGCGGGCCTTGCCGCGGCCGCTGGAGGCGGCCTGGCGGTGAAGTACATTGCCGACGTTGGCATGGCTGCGGAGAGCTCCAGCGTGCGGCTGCGAGCCTTGACCGATGAGTACGGGGAATACAACCAAGCGCAAGAATCCACGGCCCGCATTGCCAAGACGCTGCGGATCAGCACCAACGAAGCCACCAAGGGGTTTGCGGACCTCTACGCCTCGCTGCGGCCGACCGGGATCGGCATCAAAGAGCTTGAGGACGCTTACATCGGCTTCTCTGCCGCGGCCCGCAACAGCGGCGCTACACGCCAAGAGACCGCCAACGCGCTGCTCCAGCTGAAGCAGGGCCTCGCCTCCGGCGTGCTGCAGGGTGAGGAGCTGCGCTCGGTTCGCGAGCAGGCCCCGCTGGCGGCGCAGGCGATCGCGAAGGAGCTCGGCGTTTCGATCGGCGAGCTGAAAAAGCTGGCGGCTGAGGGCAAGATCACCAGCGATGTGGTTCTGAGAGCTCTTGGCAAGCTGAAAGACACTCAGCTTGAAAAGCTCAACGCGCAGTTCCAGACCGGCGCGCAGGCACTGGCCGACCTGCAGATCGAGCTGGAACAGGCAGCGCAGGGGATCGCCAAGGCGTTCGGCCCGACCGCAATCAAACTGCTGCAGGCCTTCACTGGTGCCGTTGAGCGCATCTCTGACGGCCTCGGCTTGAACGAAGGCGCTGCTGAGCGCCGCGCTGATCGCATCCGCGCCGATCTGCAGGCGCAGAAGGAATCGCGCGCGAAGTTCGGCATCGGCGGCGTGTTCCGCTACGGCTTCGAGATCGATGAGTTCCAAGCCCAGCGATCGAAGGAGCTGTTCCAGCAGTTCCAGGCCGAGCGCGAGCGAGCTGCCCGCAAGGCGGCCGGCTACGAGGCCCTGACCTCCGACCAGCGCGAGGCTCGCGAGGCCGCTGCAAACGAGCGGCAGGCTGGCCGCGATCGCGCGCGTGCTGAGGCCCTGAAGGAGCAGCTGAAGGTCCGCGAGGACATGGAGGAGAAGCTCGCCGATGCCGCGCAGAAGCGCGCGCAGGACCTCGCCGACTTCCAGAAGGAATCAATCCGCCGGGCCGCCCAGCTCGAGCGTGATCTGGGCGACCAGCGGCTGCAGGTGGAGCGCTCCATCTCCGAGGCCCGGCGCCGCATCGCCGAGCAGGAGCAGGACATCGCGCTGGAGCAGGAAAAGCAGCGGCTGCGCGCAGCCGGGCTCAGCACCGAGGGCATCGAGGCGGCCGGCCGGATCAATGAGATCTTCCGCCGCTACAGCGAGCAGCGGATCCAGAACGAGCAGAACGCAACCGATCGCCAGACCGATCTGCAGCGCCGGCTCGAGGAGTTCAAGATTCAGACCGCGGACGGCATCGGCCGGATCCAGGAGGGCTACGCGCGTTCGGTGAGCAACATCCTGCAGGACGCAGGCAAGAAACTCGGCCAGCTGATGGAGGCCGGCGCGCAGAATGCAGCCTCGACGCTGACGGGCGCAGGTGGTGCTGCGGGTGCAGGCACGGGCGGCGGCTTCGTGACCGGCGGCAACCTCAGCAGCCAAGCGAAGGCGCTGGTGGCGGCCGCGGCCAAGCTCGGCGTGTCACCGCTCGATCTCGCCACGATCATCGGCTTCGAGACCGGCGGCACCTACAGCCCCTCGAAGATGGGCGGCGCCGGTGGCAAATACATGGGCCTGATCCAGTTCGGCCCGAACGAGCGCCGGCAGTACGGCGCCCACTCTGGCCAGAGCTTCGAGGAGCAGGTGCAGGGGCCGGTGGTCCGCTACTTCCAGGACCGCTTCAGGGGCGTGGGGATGTCCACGCAGGGCGCCGATCTGCTGACGCTCTACCGCACGGTGCTCGGCGGCAACCCCAAGGCCAGCTTGACCGGCCGCGATGCGTTTGGCACCAGCCCGCAGAGTGGCGTGGCTGCGATGGCCCCTCACCGCGCAGAGGCCCGGCGCCGGTTCTTCAGCGGCGCGACGATCAGCGGTTCGGTCGGCGCCCCGATCTCCCCCACCATGACGCCACCCCCGGCCGGGTTCGATCCGAGCTCGATCATGGGCGGGATCAACAGCCAGGGCGCAGCACTCGGCGCTGCGTTCGGCACCGAAACGGCCGTGAAGAACCAGCAGAACTTCAACGACCTGATCAAGGCGCTGCGTGTCGAGCTCGGCGGGATGACGGCCGACCTCGACAGCCAGACGAAGAGCACGAAGGATCAGCTGGCTGACACCAACGCGCTGATCGAGGCGCACCGCGCGGGCCTGTCGCCGGAGATGGCGCAGCAGACCCTCGACGTGCAGCGGGCGGCGCTGGCCGAGGCCGAGCGGCTCGACGCGATCGAGTTCCGCATCGCCGAGGAGTTGAAGAGCAACCAACTGACAGAGGAGCAGCGGGTGGCGCTGCAGGACGTGCTCCGCTCGGTGCAGCTGCGCCGCGATGCCCAGCCCGAGATCGTGGCCGGCATCCAGCGCGAGAACGTCGAGCTCGAGCGCGCCAAGCAGAACCTCGAGGAGATGAAAAACCGCCAGCAGGAGCTGAAGGATCTCTACGCCAGCATCAAGGGCACGCTGGCAGAGGGTGTGATCGGCGGCATCGACGCGGCGATCGAGGCGGCCATGACCGGCGCCAAGGATCTCGACGACCAGCTGAAGCAGATCGCCGCGGGCGTGCTGAAGCAGATCGGCTCGGCATTGATCAGGTTCGGCCTGAAATCGCTGTTCCCCAGCTTCGGCTTCGCCAACGGCGGCGTGATGACCAACAACGGCCCGGCGCCGCTGAAGCGCTACAGCCAGGGCGGCATCGCCAACCGCCCCCAGCTGGCGCTCTACGGCGAGGGCAGCAAGCCTGAGGCCTACGTGCCCCTGCCGGATGGCCGGCGCATCCCCGTGGCGCTCCAAGGCGACAAGATGCGCGATGCGATGGGCAGCGGCCCGATGCAGGCCGCCACCAGCCCGGTGCTGAACATGAGCTTCCAGAGCACCAACATCGGCGGCGTCGAATACGTCAGCCGCGATCAGCTGGAGTCGGCGATGGCAGCCACCCGGCGGCAGGCGGCCCGCGACGGCGCCAAGCGCGGCATGTCCATGACGCTCGATAAACTGCAGCAGAGCCCGTCCACCCGTTCCCGTGTGGGGCTGCGCTGATGGCTGACCAGTTCCCGAGGATCAAGCCGACCAGCCGGGCCTTCAAGCTCGGCGCCTTCCCCACGAAGGTGTACCGCGCGCTGTCGGGCGCCACCGTCAAGCGCAGCTTCGGCAACCGCGCCACCGGCTACGAGCTGCAGCTCAGCTACGAGAACATCAGCGACACCACCACGGCGCAGCTGCTCGCCCACTACACCGCCACCTCGGGCGGTTTCGAGCGGTTCACGCTGCCGGCCGACATCTTCGCCGGGATGAGCGACACGCTGCGCGGCTACATCCAGGCCCCGACCAGCATCAAGTGGGAATATGCCGCGGCCCCTGAGGTGCAGTCGGTTTACACCGGCCGCAGCCAGGTGAGCATCCAGCTGATCGGAGAGCTCGACTTCTGATGACTGAGCTGCGGATCTGCCAGTTCCTGAAGCTGCGCACCACCGATGGGGCGACCCATCGCTACCAGAACTATTTCGTGGGGCAGAACGCCTCGCTGCAGAGCGAGAGCTACACCTTCGCGCCCTTTCGCGCCGAGGGTGCGCTGGCCACGCTCAACGGCGAGAACGCGCAGCTGCAGGTGCTGTTCCCGCATGTGGACTTCGCGCTGGTGCTGGTGGAGGCCGGCGACGGCAACCGGCTCAGCGAGCTGACGCTGACCACCGCCTGGCTGAATGCCGCGGGCACGATCACCAACACACTCACCGACTATTACATCGGCCTCGGCGCCAGCTTCAGCGACACCACCATCGAGCTGCGCTTCAGGTCGGCGATCGACAGCGTGGGCTCGAGCTTCCCCGGCCGCAGCTTCACCCGCGACATGGTGGGACCGCTGCCGCTCAACTCGGAGCTTTATCTGCGATGAACGATCTGGTGGGTCTTGCCTACGGCTGGGGCCACCGGCCGGGCGACGGCAGCGGCCGCACCGACTGCTTCCAGCTGGTATGCGAGGTGCGCGACCGGCTGGGGCTCCCCAGCTACCGCGAGCAGTTCGAATGGGTCTACGCCGACTGGACCGAGGAGGCCTTCCCGCGGTCGATGATCGCGCGCTGGCTGTGTGAGCACGGCACGCGCCTCAAGGCGCCTCGCCGCGGCGCTGTGGCCCTGCTGCCGGCCGGCGCCGGTGCAGCGCTTGGCACCCACCTCGGCGGCCCTGTGCTGTTCATCGGGCCGGGGCAGAATGTGATCCAGGCACCGCTGCCCGATGGCGTGGGGCACTACTTCTGGATGGATCGATGACGCGCAAGCTGCTGCCCTACGAGCACGAGCTGATCGAGATCCTGAAAGTCTCGGAGGAGGACTACCTCGAGTTCCTGGCGGTGCAGCACGACTTCACCCGCTCGCGCGAGGAGAAGCTGCAGGAGCTGCGCGGCGATCCGGTCTCGATTGTGCTGGTGGTGGTCGGCATCATCCTGCAGGCGGTTTCCTACCTGCTGACCCCCAAGCCGGAGGAGCCGAAAAACCAGCGCACGCGGCGGGATCAGGTGTTCGCCCCGCGGTTCGGCTTCAACAGCCAGCAGGAGCTGGCGAAGTACGGCGACACGGTGAACCTCGCCTACTGCAACGTGGAGGACAACCCCACCGGCGGCGTGCGGGTGGCCACCTCGCTGCTGTGGAGCTCGGTTCACAGCGAGGGCTCGAGCCAGTTCATGCAGATGCTGCTGGCGATCGGCGCCTCGAGGATCGAGCAGATCGCCGCGGGACGGATCGCCTTCGGCCAGACCCCGATCCGCCAGTTCGCGGCGACGAAGAACTGGACCTACTTCGGTCACAACCGGCCGCTGCAGTACGGCGATATCTTCCGCCCCACCGGCAGCACCACCGATCCGACGCGCGACGGCCAGGGGCCGGGTGACTTCGCCTACCGCGCCAACCTGATCGGCAACACCTATGTGGAGGGCTTCAGCCAGGCGTTCTCGCCGAGCACGATGACCCGCTGCGGCGTCTATGCGCCGATCCCGATCAACGTCAATTTCTACGACCGCGATGAGAACGGCCGGCGGCAGGAGGCCGAGCTCGGCGTAGAGCTCGAGGACTTCAGCAGCTACTGGCCCCGCAATGAGCTGGACGACACGCGCAACGTGGTGCCGGTGGGCACGGTGTTCACGCTGGTGTTCAAGCGCATCCCGCACGGCAGCGATGACGACGTGAAGGAAGCGGCCGCCGAGCTGCGTCGTTCGCTGTCGAGCTACATCGACGCGGCGAGCACCTACAAGCTGGGCAGCGCGCTGTTCAAGGTGGCGCAGCCGATCAGAAACGTGGAGCTCGACGACGGCGCCATGCGCGTGAAGCTCGAATGCGTCGAAAGCGGCATCTGCCCCACAGAGGACTACGGCACCACCAACTTCAAGCAGAACGAGGACGAAGCGAACGATGAGATCGTGCTGCTCGAGCAGCAGGTCGCGACGCTGAACGACCAGCTGCTGAAGAACGAGCCGATCCTGAAGCCCGGCCTGCAGGGCGTGGCGCAGCGCCTCGAGGAGATCCGCGCGCTCAAGGATCTGATCGATGACTTCACCGACCGGAAGTGGACATCGGGCGAGCTCGACAGCCTGCTGAACAATGCGGAGATCTTCGATCCGCAGGTGGTGGACTACGCCAACCGGGTGGAAGGCCTCAGGGATCGCCGCAAGGACCTGCGGAACAACATCGAAAACGAGCTGGATAAGAACAGCAATAACCGCAACCGGAATGCGATTCAGAACTGGCGCAACCAGATCAAGGACACCAACACCCAGCTGAAAAAGGCGCAGGCCAAGCTCAGCAAGGCCTTTGAGCAGTACGGCCTCGCTGATGGTGTCATCCCCGGCCGCGGCAAGACGCTAAAGCAGGAGAAGCGCTACCTCAATATCCGCGAGCGTGATCTGAACCAGCAGATCGCGCAGCTGACGGCCGACGCCAACAACCTCGACATCGGCGCGATGGCCGCGCGCGACAACGGCATCCGCTCGCAGATCAGCTCCGCGCAGAGCCGCATCCGCACCCTGCAGAACTACCTGAAGAACCCCGAGAAGTGGAACGACTGGTTCAACGTGAAGTGCCTGGTCAAATCCGAGGAGGCCAAATACGAGACCATCACCGAGTGCCGGGTGGTGGACTTCGCGCTGAAGGCCCGCGTGTTCAAGCGGGTGCAAGGCCGTGCGAAGAAGTACGGCAAGGTCAGCATGGAGAACTACAAGATCAGCGATAACGGCATCAAGCTGCGGTCTATGTTCTTCTGGGTCTGGTATCGCCGCACCGGAGCATCTGATACCAGCTGGCAGCGCGTGCCCTATATCTTCACGATCCGCCGCGGCGCGGACGTGGACAACTTCGTCTCGCTGAAGTTCATCGCCGGCGACAACATCGGCAAATGGCAGTTCCGCTTTGAGCCGATCGCCGACACCGGCGCGGAGATGAGCTATCACGGGAACGCTGACTTTGCCTACATCGAGAACAGCGGCGACGTGCAGGTGGTGCCCGGCCCCATCGGCGGCCAGTTCACCTTCGTGGGCACCATCCGCAGCCGCAACGGCAAGCTGCCCCCGGTGAACGTGAACCCCTCCGAGATCGATGAGTGGGGCCTGTTCTCGATGTTCTCCGACACGCAGCTGACCTTCAGCTTCGATCAGGGGCCGGAGCTCGCCATCACCGCCGTCACCGAGCAGCGCACCGATGGCTTCGCCAACTACCCCAACCTCTACGACGGCCTCAGCCTGATCGGCTTCAACGCCTACAGCGGCCAGGGTATTCAGGACCTGCGCTCGATCTCGGTGTTCGTGCAGAAGGGCAAGATGCTCCGCCGGCTGCGTGATGACGGCACCTATCCGGCCTCACCTGATGGCTCGAGCAGCTACGCGCCAGACATCTTCCTCGACACCATCCTCGACGGCCAGAACGGCATCGGCCGGTTCGCCAAGGTCGGCGGCGTCGATCTGCAGGCGCTCGCCTTCGCGAAGCAGTTCTGCCGTCAGAACGACCTCTACATGGATGGCGTGATCGCCGAGCAGACCCCATGGCGGCAGTTCTGGGCTGAGGTGGCACCGTTCTCCCTGCTCGAGCTCGGGCGCGTGGGCGGCCGCGAAACGCTGGTGCCGGCCGTGCCCACCGACAGCGCCGGCAACATCACCCGCCAAGTGACGATCTCGGCCCTGTTCAACCAGGGCAACATCCTCGAGGACTCCTATAAGGAGGAGTTCATCGACTTCGGCAGCAACGTGCAGGACCTGATCGCCTCGGTGATCTACCGCGACACCGAGATCGATGGCGTGTTCCCGCGCAACCGCAGCGTGGAGGTAAGCCGCGCCGATTCCGTTGAGGCGAGCTCGGTGCGCCAGACCTTCGACCTCTCCCAGTACGTCACCAACCGCAGCCAGGCGATCCGCTTCGGCAAGCTGCTGTGCAACCAGCGCCGGCACGTTCGCCGCGCGATCGAGTTCTCCACCTTCCCCACCGACAGCGTGCTGGAGCCCGGCGCCTACATCTACGTGGCGATCGGCGAGAACCAATGGGATCAGGTGACCACCGGCGTGATCGAGGCAGCCGGCGCGCTGAACACGCCGATCGCAGGCGGCCCGGTGAACGGCAGCGGCTACCGCGCGCTGGTCTATCAGTCGGGCAGCGATGTGATCAGCCTCTCCGGCATCACCGTCACCGATGGCATCGCTGCCGATCTGGCGCCCTATGCCGGCCGCCTGTTCGTGCTCGGCCAGACCATCACCCGCCAGCGGGTATTCCGGGTAACGGAAGTGCAGATGGATGAAGAGGGCGAGGTGAGCGTGAGAGCGATCGAGCATCCGTGCATTCAGCAGGATGGCCAGACCTTGAGCCTGATCGCCTCCTTCGCGGATAGTGGGTTTTCTATTCGCTAGCCTGACTTCAGACTGGACCACCGTTCCATGGGCTTCTACACCGGCCGCACCGGCAAGCTGGAGTTCTGGGACGGCGCGGCCTACAAACCCGTGGCGAAGATCCGCGACTGGTCGCTTGAGGCCAGCGTGGA